ACATCGACGGCACAGACATTGGCGTGGCTTCTGTTGGTACTGGTGCGTTCTCAACTATTTCAGCAACGGGTAATATCACCGGTAATCTAGTAGGTAATTCCACTGGCTTGCATACAGGCGCAGTGACAGGAGATGTAACCGGTAATATCACCTCTTCTGGCACGTCTACTTTTGGGGCCATCGACGTTAACGGCGGTGCCATAGATGGTACTGTCATTGGTGCTAACGTACTAGCAGCCATTAGCGGGTCTACCATCACTGGTACTAGTTTTGTTGGTCCTTTGACAGGTACGGTAGCAGGAAATGTAACTGGTAACCTAGCCGGTAATGTAACTGCTTCTAGCGGCACTACTGTTTTAAATAACCTGACGGTAAATGGTACAATAGATGTTACCAGTACTACCATTGAAAACGTATCTGATCCAACATCTGCCCAGCAAGCAGCTACTAAGAATTATGTAGACACTCAGGTAAGCGGTTTAGTTGCATCTGCTCCGGCTGCTCTGGACACGCTGAACGAATTAGCTGCAGCAATTGGCGATGATGCCAACTTCTCGACTACGGTAACAAACTCTATTGCAGCTAAACTGCCTCTAGCTGGTGGTACACTGACGGGAGACATAAATGCTGGTGGAAATACTGTCACTAATCTGGCAACTCCTTCGGCTAACTCTGACGCTGCTACAAAGGCGTATGTCGATACCGGCGTAGGCTCTAACGCAGCGGCTGCTACAAGTGCTACTAACGCCGCCAATTCGGCAACGGCTGCAGCAAACTCTGCAACTGCAGCGGCTAGTAGTCTGGACACCTTCCAAGACACATATCTTGGTGCGGCGTCCTCAGACCCGTCTACAGACCTAGACGGAAATGCTCTGGCTACAGGTGCGCTGTATTTCAATAGTACCAGCAACGTCACCAGAGTTTATACGGGTTCAGAATGGCAGACAGCTTCTGCTTCCATTGAAGGCATAAAAGCAGACTTTGTCTATGTGGCAACTGCAGGACAGACAGTATTTTCCGGAAACGACAGTTCCAGCAATACGATGACTATCGATACTGCCGGTCTGGTGAACGTATTTTTAAACGGCATCCGACTGATAACCACTACAGATTATACAGTATCTGCAGCCAACAATCGTGTTACTCTCAACGCAGGAGCAACTGCAGGCGATTTGCTTGAAGTAGAAGTCTTCGGGAACTTTGCTGGTCAGTCTGGATCATCAGTAGCAATTACTGGCGGTACAATTAATAATACCACGTTTAATAATGTCACATATTCTGGGAATATTACTACTACTGGCACGGTTGATGGCAGGGACGTATCTGTTGATGGTACAAAACTAGATGGAATAGAAGCCGGTGCTACAGCAGATCAAACCGCTGCAGAAGTACGCACATTAGTAGAAAGTGCTGCAGATAGTAACGTCTTCACAGATGCTGACCATTCTAAGTTAAATTCCATAGAAGCTAGTGCTACTGCAGATCAGACTGATGCGGAAATTAGAACTGCTGTAGGTAACGCAAGTGATAGTAATATTTTTACTGATGCTGACCATTCCAAATTAGACGGTATAGCGGCTGGTGCTACTAATTACGTCCATCCTACAGGTGCGGGTAACAATCACATCCCTACTGGTGGCTCGGCAGACCAAGTGCTGACTTACGCCAGTTCTGGGACAGCGGCGTGGGCTGATTTAAACGCTGGTTTTCTATCCAATGTGGTTAATGTAACAAGCAATACAACAGCTACAACATCACAATCAGGCACCTTGTTTGTAATTAAATCAGCTACGGCAATTTTGACTTTACCCGCCCCTGCCGTTGGTCTTTATTTTGGCGTTGTAAACGAAACCACCACGCCAACTTTAATGAGAGTAGGAGGGTCTAACTCTGTATTTGCCAACAATATAATATTCCCACTTAACCATGCTAGGTCAGTTGGAGTAGGTACATTTATCGGAATGTCTAGCACTAAATATGCTTGTGATTTTGACCCTGTAAGTGCGGCTGTTATTTCATTCTTTCGAAACGGTGACCCAAACGCGACTAACTATTCTGAAACATGGAACATTGGAACTAATACAACAGCGATTTACATTGCAATGCACAGTGGCACAAACGGTGCTTTTTATACGAACACAAGTAGTATATATTTAGCACCCGGTCTTGGCGGTGCGGGATTTAGTGAAAAACTAATTACTTCGTCTATCCCAACAACGCTCACAATCGCAGGTGATTATCGCCAACATAACTCCACTGCAAATATATCCAGCCCACCGACGAGCAGTCGTTTGACTTGTGTTGGTACTGGTGTGAATATGTACGTTCAGCGTGGCACAGGTACATATTACAACCAAGGCTATACGCAAAATCTAACTGGCGGCACGGCATCTGGCGGGGATTTTAACGCTAGTGGCGGGAGCGGGTCAGGTTCGTCAGGTAGTAATTATTATAGCGCAAGCACGGTTTATGGTGGCGGAGGCGGTGCTGGTAGTCCCGCTGGAACTGGGGGCAACGCTTCTACTTCTGCATCGTCCAGCAATATCTACAATTCGAACGGCACTGCTTGGGGTGGCTATAACTCCGTAACTCAAGTCAAACACGGTGGCGGTACTGGTGGCAACCACGGCACAACATCAGGCGGGGGAGCCGCTGGCACCAAAGACAGCAACTCAATTACAATGACACCGTATATCGGCAAAGAGTTTCATTTAGCTGGTGGCGGTTCGACGCTTGTAGACCAAGCGGCCACAGGTTTAACGGCTGTGCGTTATGGTTTAAATATTGGTGCTCAGTTTGGTCATGCGCTGAATGATTTAGAACACATAAGCAACACTAAGCTATTCTATGCCCCACCAGTAGCTAGAGAAGCAAGTGCTTTTTCAAACTATAACCCAACGGAAGCCGGATGCACCATCATAGAGTTTAAAGGATAGAACAATGATTGATGAAAGAATTATTGAAATTTATCGCCAAGACAAACTGGACGCTGCAACGGTTCGCGCCGTTAGAAACAGCCTGCTTGCCGACACCGATTATCTGGGACTGTCTGACTGCACTATGACAAACGAAATGGCTGGCTATCGACAGGCACTGAGAGACTTGCCCTCGCTATCTAGCTGGCCTGTTTTGCACATAGACGAATGGCCCACACCACCAGAAGGAAATTAAAAGATGAGTAAGGCCAGAGATTTAGCCGACTTCGGTTCCAATCCAGATGAACAAACTAGCACAATTACCGTTACAGTTGCTGGCGGTAAGTTTGTTATTGATGGAACCTCTCAGCAAACAATTACTATGGCTGCATCTGGCGTATATAAATTTGACCAGAGTGATAGTAGTAACGCCAGCCATCCTTTAAAAATATCAACCACTTCAGACGGTACACACGGTGGCGGCAGTGCTATTACCGTAGACTTTGTAGCCGTAGGCACAGCAGGGTCGGCTGGGGCGTATGTAACCTACACTATTCAACAGGATGGTGCTGATAACTACTTCTACTACTGTGGAAATCACTCAGGAATGGGCGGCTCAATTCGGAAGTCGGGGAATCCTACGGCTGCTGAGATACTCACCTCCATTAAAACGGTTGACGGTACTGGCTCTGGCCTAGACGCAGACACGTTGGACGGCGTTGAGGCGGCTGCACTACTGCCTTTGTCTGGCGGCACGATGACGGGCAATTTGGTTTTGGGCGATAACGTCAAAGCTACTTTTGGTGCTGGGTCAGATTTACAGATTTATCACGATGGGTCATCATCTATAATTAAGGATGCTGGAACTGGTAACTTAGCAATTCAAGCAGAAGACTTTGCCGTTCAATCATCTGATGGAAGCGCAACTCATATATTTGTTGATACCAGTTCAGGATACACTTCTTTTGGTTATGGTGGTTCAACCAAACTCGCCACCACCAACACAGGCGTATCAGTAACAGGCACTGTTGCAGCAACCGCACTTACAGGTGACGGTGCGGGTATCACAGGTTTGTCAGGCGGCGGCGAACAGACATTTACTGCCAGTGGCAGCATAAGCGCAGGAAACATTGTAGGTATAAATTCAAGCGGCACTGTTGAAGTTATGGGGCAAGAAGAAAGTGGCGTAGTTCAAGTCGGAACTCGTGACCCTTACAGCCCAGAATATTTTCCACAGGGCATAGCTACAGATGGCAATGGTAAAGTTTTGGCTGTTATAGGAACCTCTGCTAATGGTGGGCCAGCGGCCTACGTCGGCACGATAACAGGAACAACGATTTCGTGGGGTTCAGAGTATGAAATAACCAGCAATACTGACCAATACTCACCTTACGTGACTTACGATGCAAACGCAGGGAAGTTTCTAATTTACTGGTATAACGCTAGTGGCTCTTATACTGGTCATGCTGTTGTAGCTACAGTCAGTGGCACGAGCGTTTCGTTTGGGACAATAATCCAAGTCAGTAGCGCAGGACGTCAGGGTCAAGTTCTATACAATCCCGACACTCAATCTTCGCTTATAGCTTACTGGACAACTTCAGGGGTATGGGCGAGTGTTGCCACCATAAGCGGCACAAGTGTAAGTCTTGGTAGCCCTTTGCAAGTTAGTAGTGGTAGTTCACATAATTACCCACGGCTAACTTACGATACCTCTGCAAACAAATATCTTTGCGCTTATAGAAAAGGCAATGGGAACGGAGCGGCAAAAGTTCTTACTGTTTCTGGAACGAGCGTAACGGCAGGCTCTGAAGCCACGTTTGAAACAACTGCCGGAATTTTTTATCTAGGCACTACCTATGACCCAACCGCAAATCGGCACATAATGCAACATCATCCGGGCAATGGTGCGAAAGTCGTGGCGGGGACCATATCTGGAACAAGCGTCACATTTGGGACGCGCATAAACATGCCAGCAACAATATTATCCAGCCCTCATTACAACCCCGTTATTCAACAAACAATGATTACAGGAAGTGGCTATGATTATTATTACAAAATAATTTTTGGCAGCGGCAACACAATAAGCGTTGACGGCGCAGATACTACGCAATGGCTTAATGATGGAACTACTCCCTCAAATGCTGGCCCAAACTTTGTAAACGTAGACTCAACAAAGAACTGCTGGCTGTGGGAAAATGGCAATAAAGCTAAGAGCCTAGTTAAAAATGACGGTATGGTTAAGTTTGTTGGCCTTGCCAAAGAAAACATTAGCAATGGAGCCAGTGGCAAAGTCACTGTGGTGGGCGGTATCAACACGGCTGTTAGCGGTTTAACCGCAGGAAAATCTTACGGCCTTCCAGTGGACAGCGCAGTTATAACTGAAATAACAGACAGCACATCAGCAAAAATATTTGGCACGGCGTTGTCTGCTACATCTATATACATTGATAAGGGAAACCTGCGATGAAATCATTTTTGGCATATTGCACTGAGCATTATCTCCCACCTCTTCCTGTTTCATTTAAACAATGGCGTAGTTTGAAGCTACAGGAATCAGATTGGATGATGCTGTCTGATACACCTACAATTAGCACTGAGTGGGCAAACTACAGGCAGTCTTTGCGTGATCTTCCAGCCAATGCTGCGTACCCATTAGGTCTAATTGATCGTAAATTTGTACCGCTAGACCCTAATGGAGAATGACGTAGCCTTTCCTACGCCACCTAATTAACACTTGCAATAGACTTTAGTAGATGCTATAATAGATACAATGTATACACCATGCCTCTTACGTCCAGAAGAGGTTCTAGAACATTGGTCTACAATAAAACCCCATATTGATGCTGCTCTAGAACACTCTGCAGGAGAAATGACTACCTTCCAATTGTTCCAGAAGGCGATTGCCGGACAGGTGCATGTTTGGGCGGTAGTACGCGAAGGCAGCATACACACGGTGGTTACTACAAGGTTCCTGACCTTTGATAATACTAAATCACTACAGGTGTTAACATGCGGCGGGAAGATAGATGATTGGGACGCTTGGATAGAACATCATCATTTATTTGAGAAATTTGGCAAAGATAACGGCTGCAATTCAATACAAATCTGGGGTCGCAAGGCATGGGGGCGGCGTCTCAAGTGTAAAAACTACAAGCCCCTTTATTATGTGTACTCAATGGAGATAATAAAATGATCTACAATCCTTTCATGCCGTATAGGCACTTGCGCTCCAGAAGTGCAGGTTTGATCGTATTCAAAGGTGGCGGTGGTGCGCCTGCTCCAGTGCAGATTGTCCCGCCCACTGTGGTAGACGGGGGTCTATCAGACGAGCAGTACAATAAATTAATGTCCGGCATTGGCTCCGCTGGGGTAGCCGGTGTGGATGGAGCCGATGGTACAGCAGCAACAGGTTTATATAATGAAGCAAGCACTATTGGCACTAACATGGACACGGGGTTCGCTGGTATCGGCACTCGTCTGGACGGCGTTAATACTAACGCCACTGCCAATCGGGATGCTGTTACTGCCAATACAAATACCGGATTTACTAATCTAACTGCCTTGCTGAATGACTATAATACTGCCCAGAACCAACGGTTTGATGCAACGGATACTGGATTGGCTACAAACGCCACTGGTATTAATAATCTGCAGACTTCGCAGGACACCGGCTTTGCCGATATGGGAACTCGTTTTGACACGGTAGATCAGGCTAATACCACGCTACAAAGCGATGTGGCTACAGGCTTCCAAGACACCGGTACAAGTTTAGCCAACATGAACACGTCTATGGATACTCAATTCTCTGACGCGCAGGCAGACAGGGATACCTCCTTTGCAGATGCCCGTACCAATATGGAAACTGGATTCCAAGAAGTAGGCGATACACTGTCTACCAATGAAGCCGCACGGGCTGCTGGTATTAACTCCCTAGCCGGTGACGTAGACGCCTTCTCTGGACGAGCAGACGCATACGCTACGCAGTCTCTACAGAACCAAGATACTATGATGGGCAATCAAGACGGCTTTGTAAGTTCGTTTGATGACTATGTAGACAGATATACTGATGATGTCGAAATAGCCGGTCAAAGCCGTGCCGATATGCAAAGATCAAACGAAGGGATGAATAATCAGCTTAGAGGTGATCTTGGGGCTTATGCGCAAGCATCTTCTATTGGTCAGCAAAACCTTTCTAATCAATTTGCTGCACAGCAAGGCGGCTTCCAACAGACCAATCAAGCCACGGCTGATATCTACGGTGGTATAGACGCAGGGCAGATTGTTGAAGGGCGTAATATCGCCAGACAAGCAGCTAACATACCATCCTTAGACGCTAATATGCGTATGGAATTTGGAGAAATTGGCGCGGCATTTGATGACAATGGTCAACTGATTGAAAGCACTATTAACTCCAATGGCATTCGTACCAACCGCCGTATGGACGATAGAGGCAATCTAATCCTCGACCAGTTCAATCAGCAAGGCCAAGGAATTGGCAGAATGAACATCAACATCGATCAGTCAATTAACAACCTACGCAGTCTAGCTGCAATAAACTAATAGGAAACCTATGCACCCGACTAAAATCTCAGACAGCGGTCTGGCACTCATCAAGAAATTTGAAGGTCTACACAGAGTACAGCCGGATGGCATGGTATCAGCATACCGTTGTCCGGCGGGAGTTTGGACTTGCGGATTTGGCTCAACCTATGGCGTTAAGAGTGGTACTAAGTGGACTACTCAAGAGTGTGAGGATCGTCTGCGTGTAGACGTGAAGAAGTTTGAAGATGCCGTAAAACGCAAGGTAAACGTGCCTCTCAGCCAAGGTCAGTTTGATGCTCTGGTATCATGGACGTACAACTTGGGCGAAGGTAATCTAGCTTCATCTACTATGCTGAAGAAGATTAACAAAGGCCAGTATGAGGACATCCCTGCTGAGATGATGAAGTGGAATAAGGCGCGTGTTAAGGGCGTCTTACAGCCGCTGGCAGGCCTCACCAGACGCCGTGCTGCAGAGGCTGCAGTCTTCTCTATGGATGCTGCCTTACCTAGTGATGAGAGCGGTCCTGAGATGCCACAGAAGGTGACTGCAGACGCTCCTAAGAAACTCACTAAGTCTAAGACTATGGCGGGTGTAGGCGTGGCTGGTACTGCGACTATGCTGGGCGAATTAACACCGCAATTGAAGATGCTGGTCCCTTACGCAGACAGTATGAAAACCATCTTCTTGGTGGTGGCGATAGCAGGCATTGCACTGGCAGCATATGCAAGGGTGAAGGACCATAAAGAAGGCGTCCATTAGTGTTCGTTTTTGGAAAAATA